CCTAAGGGAAGACTGGGAAGAACTGGCAGACCCAGAGATGAATTGGACATGTGTTTGCTCATCCTCATTGAAAGAGGAGGTGCGTTTAAAGGAGAAACTTGCGAGGAACTCGATCCGCTCGTTTATCTCCATGCCAGTCGACGCGACTGTGCACGGCACAAGATTATTTGTTGATATGAATGAAAAGCTTTATGACTCCCATTTGAAGACAGCTTCATGCGTTGGTATGTCACCATACAAAGGCAACTGGAACAGGCTGTATCATAAATTGAATACACATCCAAACGGCTATGCCTTGGATGAGAAAGAATGGGACTCATCACTCCGCGATTATTGGATGTGGGGTTGTGCTTTATTTAGGTGGAAAATGCTAAAAGAAGAACATCGAACCAGGGAAAACTTGACAAGAATCCGAGTTTATTATCGAAACTTGATCAATAGTTTGATTTTAACTCCGAATGGCCAGTTGATCTACAAGAAGACTGGAAATCCCTCAGGTTCTGTTAATACAATATCTGACAATTCATTGATATTGTATGGCATTATGGCCTATGCATGGATTCGGCGCACCAAAGGGACCGAATTAGCAGGATATGCAAACTTTGAAAGGCATACTGCAAAAGCTCTAGTTGGCGATGATAACACTTGGACAGTGTCAGACATAGCTCACAAAACGTATAACGCAGTTTCTGTTATTGAGGAGTGGGGAAAAATTGGAATTACCACCACTACAGAAACACTAGAGCCACGGTGCGCAGCAGCATTAGATTTCTTGTCTGCTAATACAGTATTTATCCAGGGAACAGCTGTGCCTCTCTATGAGAGAGCCAAGCTTATGTGCTCAACTTTACATTCCCGGAGGGCCAACCGCACACCTGCTCAAACCCTTGAACGGTGCGCTGGTCTTTTACTGATTGGCTGGACAGATATCGAATATCGTAGATTTATGTGGGATTTAATTCATTGGCTCATTGCTCAATATGATGAGGTGATGTACCAAGATCCTACTTGGATTAATGCGAAAGCCGGTATTAAAACTGATGCAGCATATCAACAGTTGTTTACAGGAGACGTTGCTTTCTTGCTTCCACAAGGATATACGGAACTAGGAGAAAGATCAGGAAGCCGTATAAAAGAAGCTATGCAAGGTCGTAGAACTTTACCAAGAAATCAACGTCAAGGTAGACAACAACCACGCCGCCGAGGAGGGCGACGTGGCCAACCACAAGTCAGAGTGACAACTGCACCCGCTGCAAGAAACTACCAGGTTATTCCTAGACCTCCTAGAATTTCTTCAGATGGGAATC